CATCAGCAGCGCGAGCCGTCCGTCGTGACTCAGCGCTTCCTGTCGCGAGTACAGGTGACGCATCCCTTCTGCGAGCAGAGTCTTCGGGTACGACGTCGCTCCGGGAAGCTCGTCTTCGAACCCGTCGTTGAGCAGCGTCCACGACGGCTGCGGGGCCGACGGTTCCCCTTCGGGGTATTCCGCAAACTGAACAGCTGTTACGTTCAGCTCCGGCAGGCTCGCTTCCACAGCGAGGCGCAGTATCTCCGTCGGTACGTCAATCGTGATCTTCACTATCGTTCTCCAGTCGCTTGGGTTCCTCGGTCACGACCGTGACCTCGGGCGGGGCAGGAGGAAAGAATACGATCTCACCGACGACCCCTTTGGTACAGCGGGCGGTGATCGTGATCGTCTCCGTGCCGAAGTAATTCTGACCCTTCAGCTCCAGTGTATGTGCAAGCTGGCGCAGGAAGCGGCTCAGTTCTTGGGCGTCGTTCACCATGACTCTCACTTGCACTAGCATCGAAAATGCTCCTCATTCACACGCACCGCTAACAGTGTGTGCCTGTTTTTGGTCACGCGCAACGAAGTGTCCGAATGACTCGGTTGCGAGGGATTACGGACGATTTCGAGGGGAGGTTACGAAGGTTCTCGGTTACCGAAGGTAACGAGTTCGTAATCAGATGGGTTTGCGTTGTAAAACAACGAGTTGACTCGGTTTTTAATCAGATGAAATCAGATGCAAATGTCATCTGATTATGATCCTTTCACTTCTAAAACAACGGGTTACCAATGTTTCTAATCACATAATCACATTTTTGCCAAACCATAGGGTATAAAAAACATTGTTCTTCCACTTGGTCCAAACACTTAAGCTATTTCATCTGATTATCTGATTATGTGATTAGAAACTACCCTAAGCCCTTGTATCTAAAGGCTTTCAGAACATAATCAGATTTAATCAGATGACCCTTAAACCGACCCATTTATGTTCGAAAACCGACCATTTTCGCGCCCATTTCGGAAGGTTCCATTCCGCGGACAATCTAGTATTGGCGCGGCCTGCGGGGTCATAATTCAGAAAACTCATGAGAAAAAGCCGACGAGTCCGCGTAAACCGAGCCCGCATCTGATTAAGAACGTGACGATTGCGCGACCACGGGTCCCCGCGTAGCGTGCCCACTACGGAGCGCGTCGCGGTGCCTATACGGAACCGGGCGAGGCTTGGCGCAACGGATCGTAACCGCGACGCGCTCCACTCCCATCAAGTCACAGGAGTTCCGTGTCATGCTGAAGACGATGCTCGTTGCACTCGCGGTCGCCGCGTTCGCGTTGTTCGTCGACCCCTCGTTGCTCGTAGCGGCCCCCGTCGTGGAGGTCGAGGAAACGAGCGACTGGATCGGCAAGCTCATCGGCGTCGTGATCCTCGCCGGTGTTCTCTACTTCGGCTACACTCGCTGGAAGAAGTCGAAGGAGAAGAAGGCCGCCCGTGAAGCGTCGAGGCCCGCGCCCCGTCCGCCGCTCAATCCGGACGGAACGCCGCGAATCTGATTTCGCGCCGTGCCTCGCAGCAAGACAGCGAAGGGCGCTTCGGATGACGGAGCGCTGACCGCCGCCGAAGCGTCCTTCGTTTCGGAGTATCTCGTCGACTTCAACCCCGTGCAAGCGGCGATTCGCGCCGGAGTGAAGCGACTGAACGCCGAGAACGTCTCGGATAACTACCTCAACTCGGGTCGCGTCGCTCGCGAGATACAACGACGCATCGACGACTCGGAACTTGAGGAACTCGTGTCCTTCAACCGTATGTTCGCCGCGCTATGGCGCGAAGCGAACGACGAACGCAACAAGGACGCGACTCGGGTCAGCGCGATCTCCAAGCTCGCCGAGCTGAAGAAGGAGATGAAGGCGGCCCAGAAGGGCGGAGCGTCCGGAGTGATGCTCGTACCGATGACCATGAGCGCCGATGCGTGGGAGAAGACCGCAGTCGCCGCACAAGCGAAGCTCATGGGTCGACGATGAACCTCGAAGGCGCAGCGTCGCTCGCACTCGCTGTCTACGACCCCGAGGTCGACAAAGATACGAACGTCGTCTGGCGTCCGCTGCCCGGTTCGCAAGAACTCGTGCTGGCGTGCCCCGGTGATGAGATCCTAAACGACGGAACGCGCGGCGGAGGAAAGACGGACTCGCAGTTGATGCGGTTCCGGATGCGCGTAGGGCTCGGGTACGGAGCATTCTGGCGCGGCGTCATCTTCGACCGCGAATACAAGAACCTCGAAGACATCATCGCGAAGTCGCTGCGTTGGTTCTACCAATTCGGAGACGGTGTCAAGTTCACGGCGGGCGGAGGCGGAGGCAAGTGGAGCTGGCCGACGGGCGAGGAACTCGTATTCCGTCACATCAAGCGTCTCAGCGATTACTGGAAGTACCACGGCCATGAGTACCCGTTCATCGGGTGGAACGAGCTGACGAAGTACCCGACGTCCGAACTGTACGACATGATGAAGTCGTGCAATCGCTCATCGTTCCGGCCGCAGGACTACCCGCGACCCGACGGTACTCTGCTCCCCGAGATTCCGCTCGAGATTCACAGCACCGCGAATCCTCTGGGGCCGGGTCACGGATGGGTCAAGCGGAAGTGGGTCGACAAGGCCGCCCCCGGTCAGCTCGTGCGCCGAACGACGAACGTATTCAATCCCCGCACGAAGGAGCAGATTGACGTCACTCGCACGCAGGTCCGCATCTTCAGCTCGTACCGCGAGAACATCTACCTCGCACCCGAGTACGTCGCCGACCTCGCGAACATCACGGACGAGAACAAGAAGAAGGCATGGCTCGACGGTGACTGGAATATCACGGCGGGCGGTGCGCTCGACGGTGTCTGGGGTGATCACCTCTTCGTGCCTCGGTTCGCGATACCGAAGAACTGGTATCTCGATCGCTCGTTCGACTGGGGCTCCACGCATCCGTTCTCCGTTGGATGGTGGGCTGAGGCGAACGGCGAGGAGGTGAAGCTCCCGAACGGCATGGTGTTCGCGCCGGTGAAGGGCTCGTTGATTCGGTTCGCTGAATGGTACGGGACTGAGGAGATCGGTACGAACAAGGGCCTCCGTCTCACGTCGCGCAAGATTGCTCGAGGTATCAAGCAGCGCGAAGAGCAGATGCGGAAGGAAGGGTGGATCCACGGCACGGTGCAGCCCGGACCCGCCGACAACCAGATCGCGGAGAACAAGGAAGGCCGTCTGCCGAGTATCAAGAAGAAGATGGAGGCTCTCGGTGTCAGATGGACCGCGAGCAACAAGAGCGCGGGCTCCCGCAAGCTCGGTCTTCAGCTCCTTCGCGAAATGTGCGAGGCCGCGAAGACCGGAGATGGCCCCGGCATCTACTTCATGCAGAACTGCAACGCTGCGATCAGCACGCTGTCCGTCCTGCCGCGTGACGAAAAGAACGTGGACGACGTGGACTCGGCCTCCGAGGACCACATTTACGACGACACGCGCTACCGCATCCTGAACCTCCGCCGCACGAGTTCGGTGAAACCGCTTCGGACCCCATGAGGAGAACCAGATGGACCCTGTCGCCAAAGTATCGCCGCTCGTCGATGAGATGGCGAAGGACTGGACGGTCGTCGAGACGCTGCTCGGCGGAACGCGCGCAATGCGTGAGGCCGGTACGCTCTTCCTTCCACAGCGCTCGCTCGAGGTCAACTCGGACTACCAGAACCGCCTGAACCAAGCGACGCTGTATCCCGCGTTCGCCGAGACGCTCAGCTCCATGACGGGCCGAGTGTTCGCCGACCCCATCACGATCGGTGACGACGTACCGTCGTGGATCCGCAGCGAGGTGCTGGACGACATCGACAAGCAGGGACGGAACCTGCACGTCTTCTCACGCGAATGGTTCTTTCAGGGCCTCGGGCTCGGTCTGAGCCACGTTCTCGTGGAGACTCCGCCACGCGGCAACGTGCGAACGAGGGCCGACGAGGTCGCGCAGAAGATACGACCCTACGTGATTCACATCCATCCGAATCGGGTCATCGGCTGGAAGGTCGTGAACGGTGAGCTTCGGCAGGTTCGCATCAAGTTCGAGCGCGAAGAGGATGACGGGGAGTTCGGTACCGTTGTCATTCCGCAGATTCGCGTCTACGAGCCGCGTCGCGTCCGCACGTACGAGGAGAACAAGGAGAAGTCGTGGGCGGTCGTCAGCGATGTACCGACGGAGTTCGACGGTATTCCGCTCGTCACGTTCTACACCGGACGGAACGGCACGCTCACCGCGACGCCCCCGCTGCGAGAACTCGCGTACCTGAACGTGAAGCACTGGTCGATGCAGTCCTCCGTGGATTCTCTCCTCGATATCGCGAGCGTTCCGATCCTCGTGGCGACGGGCATGGGCGACGATTCTGAGATCGTCATCGGTGCGAAGTCGGCCATCAAGATGGAGGTCGGTGGTGATCTGAAATTCGTGGAGCATACCGGCGCGGCGATCGGCGCGGGGCGCACCGCTCTGGACTCGCTGAAGGAAGAGATGCGCGACGCGGGCGCTCGGCTGCTCCGCATCGGCAGCGGCACGAAGACTGCGACGCAGGCCGGAGAGGACAACGCACGTGAGAACAGTCAGCTCGGGGCCATCGTACAGAATTTCGAGGATGCGTTGGATGCGCTGCTTGACGTGATCGCCGGGATGCGTGCCGACACGGACGGCGGCAGCATCACCGTCAACGCGAACCTCGACCCCGACTTCGCGCCGACCGAAACGGTGAACCTGCTGATGACGCTCAACGATCGCGGCAAGCTCAGTGACGCGACCCTCTTCGCGGAGGTGCAGCGTCGCAAGCTCGTCAGCTCCGAGGTCACATGGGAAGACGAGCAGGCGCGCATCCTCGAGCAGGCGACCGCGGCACCGGAGCCCGAACCGCCCCCGCAGTCGGAACCCGAGGAAGAGGAAGAAGAGGAGGAGATCGAAGAGTGAGGCCGTACGACGCCCGCCCGACCACGATGCCGAACGAGCACGTGATCCCAGTGAATGAACGCGACTACCACACGCGCGACGTTCTCTGCGTCTGCGCGCCTGAGGTCGTGGTCGGCGAGGCGGGTCAGCTCATCGTGATTCACAACAAGTTCGGTACCTCATGACCTCCACGACCGACAGATATGTCGCGCACGCGCTGAAGCTCATCCGCGTCGGCAATGGGCTGAACCGGTCCGTGTCGCGCAGCATCAACGAGCTGATGGCGGAAGTGCGTGCGCTCGTGGCTCGCGAGAACGTGGCGACGATGAACCGACGTGCGCTGGACGCGCTCATCCGTGAGATAGAGAAGCGAGTGACGGCCACCTATACGCAGATCGCGTCGCGACAGGCGTCTCGGGCCGCACGTCTCGTGGAACTGGAGGCAGCATGGGCGAAGGAGTCCGGTCGCTACGTGAACGCGGCGTCTGCGCGAGGCATTGCCCGTGCGACCCGTGAGCTGAACGTCATGGGCTCCAGCGTCAAGGAACAGTGGCGTCTTCAGGCCACTCAGTTCGCCACGAAGATAGCCGCGAACATTCGAACTGCCCGCGACGCCGGAGAGGACGGAACAGGTGCTTTGAAGCGCATCGCCGACCTCGGTATCCGCGACCAGACATTGAAGAACGCGAAGAGCCTCGTAGGAGCGACGGTGCAGAGCGCGGGGGACGTGGGTCGCCGCGAAACGATGCGCGCGAACGGCGTGAATGCTCAGCGGTGGATGGCGACGCTCGATGCACGGATGTGCGTGGAATGCGCGGTGCGCCACGGGAAGCTCTGGGACATGGACGGTACTCCGCTCGGGCACGACATCCCGTTCGCAACCCCGACGCTGCACCCGAACTGTCATTGCATCATGCTGCCGATGAAGTTCAAGGATGGACCCCCGAAGGACGGCGGAAATACGCCTGAGGTCTTCGATAAATGGCTCTCGCGGCAGCCGGTGGAGAAGCAAGACAAGATACTCGGGCAGGGCCGCGCAGAACTGTTTCGACGGAACGTAATCACGGCGAATGACCTGATCAACCAGAACGGCCGCGTCCTTCGTCTTCGCGATCTGAGTGAGGACGTGAAGAGGCTGCGAAATCGTGCTGCCGCTGCGCCTGCGCGTACGAAACCCGAGCGCCGTAGAGTTCCTCGGAACAGAGGAGGAAGGCCGTGACATTAACGGCACCTGCGCTCGTGCAGATGTACGCTTGCAACGCTGCACGCGTCGGCGTAAAACTGCGCGCGGCGGGCATCGGAATGGTGTTCGCTGGGAACACGGGTCGGAATGGCCCATTCGTTGTAACGAGAACACTCGGGGATGTCGTGGTCACTCCGCCTCCGACGAAGTCTCGCGCTACACCTACCGACGGAATGTCGGCACCCCTCTTCGCCGCGGAACGCGGTAAACCAAGCGGACGGAAGTCCGAGGAGCATCACCGATGAAACTCAAGCTCGATACGGATGGTCATGCCGTTCTGGAGAACGGTCACCCCGTTTACGTCCACGACGACGGCAAGGAAGCGCCGATCGACCCCGTGGCGCTCACGGCCACGGTCAAGCGCCTCAGTCGCGAGACGAAGGAGCACCGCGAGAAGCGCGAGGAGGCCGAGAACGCTCTCAAGAGCTTCGAAGGTCTCGACCCTGCGAAGGCGCGCGAGGCGATCGAGAAGATCGGCAACATCGACGCCAAGAAGCTCGTGGACGCGGGCCAGATCGAGACCGTCAAGCAGGAAATCAACAAGGCATGGGAGCCGAAGCTCGCCGCGGAGCGTACCGCCCGTGAGCGTGCCGAGGCCGAACTCCACGCCGAGAAGATCGGGGGCGCGTTCGCACGCTCCAAGTTCATCGGTGAGAAGGTCGCCATCCCCTCCGACATGGTGCAGGCCGCGTTCGGTCGGCATTTCAAGCTCGAGGATGGCAAGGTCGTCGCGTACGACGCGCACGGGCAGAAGGTCCACTCCCGCAGCAATCCGGGCGAGGTCGCCGGGTTCGAGGAGGCGATCGAATTGCT